AGTGAAATACCTCCCTTTTGTGGATTTGTCTGTTTGTCGACTTTTTGTGTTGGTGGTGAGTGTTGTGCAGCCTGAGCTTCCTGATAGTCGTGATTGGTGTGGGGAGACGCTTCGTTGGTGGCGTGTGTGGGGTGAGGATCCGCGTGCCGGGTTTGTGTCTGATGAGGAGTGGCTGTTTCTCATGGATGCTGCGGTGATTCATGATTGTGTGTGGCGTGAGGGTCGCGCGGATTTGGTGGCTTCGCTTCGTGCTCATGTGAAGGCTTTTATGGGCATGTTGGATCGTTATTCGGTTGATGTGGCGTCTGGTGGCCGTGGTGGGGGTTCTGCGGTGGCGATGATTGACCGGTATAGGAAGCGCAAGGGGGCCTGATTAGGTGTCTGGTGTTGTTGGGTCTCAGGTTCCTCGTCACCGTGTGGCTGCGGCGTATTCGGTGTCTGCTGGCGGTGATGCTGGGGAGTTGGGTCGTGCGTATGGGTTGACGCCTGATCCGTGGCAGCAGCAGGTGTTGGATGATTGGCTGGCTGTCGGTAGCAATGGCAGGCTTGCTTCTGGTGTGTGTGGTGTGTTTGTGCCTCGCCAAAATGGCAAAAACGCGATCCTTGAGATTGTGGAGTTGTTTAAGGCGACTATTCAGGGTCGCCGTATTTTGCATACGGCTCACGAGTTGAAGTCGGCTCGTAAGGCGTTTATGCGGTTGAGGTCGTTTTTTGAGAATGAGCGGCAGTTTCCTGACTTGTATCGTATGGTGAAGTCGATTCGGGCGACGAATGGCCAGGAGGCTATCGTGTTGCATCATCCGGATTGTGCCACGTTTGAGAAGAAGTGTGGTTGTCCGGGTTGGGGTTCGGTTGAGTTTGTGGCCCGTTCTCGGGGTTCTGCTCGCGGGTTTACGGTTGATGATTTGGTGTGTGATGAGGCTCAGGAGTTGTCGGATGAGCAGTTGGAGGCTTTGCTTCCTACGGTAAGTGCTGCCCCGTCTGGTGATCCGCAGCAGATTTTCCTTGGCACGCCGCCTGGGCCGTTGGCGGATGGTTCGGTTGTGTTGCGTTTGCGTGGGCAGGCGCTTGGTGGCGGTAAAAGGTTTGCGTGGACGGAGTTTTCGATTCCTGACGAGTCTGATCCGGATGATGTGTCGCGGCAGTGGCGGAAGTTGGCGGGGGATACGAATCCGGCGTTGGGGCGTCGCCTGAATTTCGGGACCGTAAGCGATGAGCATGAGTCGATGTCTGCTGCGGGTTTTGCTCGGGAGCGGCTTGGCTGGTGGGATCGTGGCCAGTCTGCTACGTCGGTGATACCGGCGGATAAGTGGGCTCAGTCTGCGGTGGATGAGGCGAGTCTGGTTGGCGGGAAAGTGTTTGGTGTCTCGTTTTCTCGTTCTGGGGATCGTGTCGCGCTAGCTGGCGCCGGTAAAACTGATGCTGGTGTTCATGTTGAGGTTATTGATGGGCTGTCGGGAACGATTGTTGATGGTGTGGGCCGGTTGGCTGACTGGTTGGCGGTTCGTTGGGGTGATACTGACCGGATCATGGTTGCCGGGTCTGGTGCGGTGTTGTTGCAGAAGGCGTTGACGGATCGTGGTGTTCCAGGCCGTGGCGTGGTGGTTGCCGATACTGGCACCTATGTGGAGGCTTGTCAGGCGTTCCTGGAGGGTGTGCGTTCGGGTGTGATCAGTCATCCGCGTGCCGATTCGAGGCGTGACATGTTGGATATTGCTGTGAGGTCGGCTGTGCAGAAGAAGAAGGGTTCTGCGTGGGGTTGGGGTTCCTCGTTTAAGGATGGTTCTGAGGTTCCTTTGGAGGCTGTGTCTTTGGCGTTTTTGGGGGCTAAACAGGCTCGGCGGACCCGTCGGGAGCGTAGTGGTAGGAAGCGGGTGTCTGTGGTATGAACTCGGATGAGTTGGCTTTGATTGAGGGCATGTACGATCGTATCCAAAGGTTGTCTTCGTGGCATTGCCGTATTGAGGGCTACTATGAGGGTTCTGCCCGGGTGCGTGATTTGGGGGTGGCTATTCCTCCGGAGTTGCAGCGTGTGCAGACTGTGGTGTCGTGGCCTGGTATAGCTGTGGATGCTTTGGAGGAGCGTCTGGATTGGCTGGGCTGGACGAATGGTGACGGCTACGGCCTGGATGGTGTGTATGCTGCGAATCGGCTTGCTACGGCGTCGTGTGATGTGCATTTGGATGCGCTGATTTTTGGTTTGTCGTTTGTGGCTGTTATTCCCCAGGATGATGGGTCGGTGTTGGTTCGTCCTCAGTCACCGAAGAATTGTACTGGCCGGTTTTCTGCCGATGGGTCTCGTCTGGATGCTGGCCTTGTGGTGCAGCAGACGTGTGATCCTGAGGTTGTTGAGGCTGAGCTTTTGTTGCCTGATGTGATTGTTCAGGTGGAGCGGCGTGGGTCTCGCGAGTGGGTTGAGACGGGTCGTATACCGAATGTGCTTGGTGCGGTTCCGTTGGTGCCGATTGTGAATCGGCGTAGGACGTCGCGTATTGATGGGCGTTCGGAGATTACGAGGTCTATTAGGGCTTACACTGATGAGGCTGTTCGCACACTGTTGGGGCAGTCTGTGAATCGTGATTTTTATGCGTATCCTCAGCGTTGGGTGACTGGTGTGTCGGCTGACGAGTTTTCGCAGCCTGGCTGGGTTCTGTCGATGGCTTCTGTGTGGGCTGTGGATAAGGATGATGACGGTGATACCCCGAATGTTGGGTCTTTCCCGGTTAATAGTCCTACACCGTATTCGGATCAGATGCGCCTGTTGGCGCAGTTGACGGCTGGGGAGGCTGCGGTTCCGGAGCGCTATTTCGGGTTTATCACGTCTAATCCGCCTTCGGGTGAGGCGTTGGCTGCCGAGGAGTCGCGGCTTGTGAAGCGTGCTGAACGCAGGCAGACGTCGTTTGGTCAGGGTTGGCTGTCGGTTGGTTTCCTGGCTGCTAAGGCGCTTGATTCGAGTGTTGATGAGGCCGATTTTTTTGGTGATGTTGGTTTGCGTTGGCGTGATGCTTCAACGCCGACTCGGGCTGCTACGGCTGATGCTGTGACGAAGCTTGTTGGTGCCGGTATTTTGCCTGCCGATTCTCGGACGGTGTTGGAGATGTTGGGGCTTGATGATGTGCAGGTTGAGGCTGTGATGCGGCATCGTGCTGAGTCGTCTGACCCGTTGGCTGCGCTTGCTGGTGCTATTTCCCGGCAGACGAACGAGGTATGATAGGCGATGGCTTCGGGTGTTGTGTCGAGGTTGGCTGCTACCGGGTATCAGCGTGAGGCGGTCAGGTTTGCTGGGAAGTATGCGGGCTATTATGCCGAGTTGGGTCGTTTGTGGCATTCCGGGAAGATGAGTGACACACAGTATGTGCGTTTGTGTGTGGAGTTGGAGCGTGCCGGCCATGATGGTTCCGCGACTATGGCAGCCAAATTCGTTTCAGATTTTCGCCGGTTGAACGGTGTCGATCCTGGTTTGATTGTGTATGACGAGTTTGATGCTGCGGCGGCTTTGGCTAGGTCGTTTTCGACTATGAAGATTCTTAAGAGTGACCCGGATAGGGCGAATGATACTATTGATGCGATGGCTGCGGGTTTTGATCGGGCTGTCATGAATGCTGGCCGTGACACGGTTGAGTGGTCTGCGGGTGCGCAGGGTAGGTCGTGGCGTCGGGTGACTGATGGTGATCCGTGTGCTTTTTGTGCCATGTTGGCTACGAGGTCGGATTATACGACTAAAGAGAGGGCGCTTACTACTGGTCATACTCGGCGTCATAAGCGTGCCGGTAGGCGTCCATTTGGTTCGAAGTATCATGATCATTGTGGTTGTACGGTGGTTGAGGTTGTTGGCCCTTGGGAACCAAATAGGGCTGATGCCGCATATCAGAGGACGTATGAGAAGGCCCGTGAGTGGGTTGATGATCATGGGTTGCAGCAGTCGCCTGGCAATATTTTGAAGGCTATGCGTACTGTTGGCGACATGAGATGATAGTTTCCGGTTGTGTGCCGCCGGTTATTGGTGCACAGGGTTGTCTCCCGCACGGGGGTCAACAATGTTGTGTTGTTTTCCGCAAGGAGTGTTAGGTTAGGCTATGGCCGATCAGAGTGTTGAGGAACAGAATGTTGACAATGATGCTGTTGAGCCCGGAAAGGGTGGAGACATTGTTGATGTTGTGAAGGATGGGCAGGCTGCCGGTGATGATCATGCCGGTGATGTTTCCGTGAAGGAGGAGTCTTCTTCTGGCACGGATTGGAAGGCTGAGGCCCGTAAGTGGGAGTCTCGTGCTAAAAGTAATTTCGCCGAGTTGGAGAAGCTTCGCGCCTCGGATGGTGATGCGGGGTCTGTGATTGATGATCTTCGCCGTAAGAATGAGGAACTCGAAGACAGGATTAACGGGTTTGTTCTTGAGGGTGTGAAGCGTGAGGTGGCTGCCGAGTGTGGCCTGTCGGGTGATGCGGTCGCTTTCTTGCACGGTGGCGATCGTGAAGCGCTGGTGGAGTCTGCTAAGGCTTTGAAGGGTTTGATCGACCATAGTAGTGGTGGTGGCGCGGGTGTGCGCCGTCTTGCGGGGAGTGCCCCCGTTGATGATGTTAAACGACGTGAGGGTGTCGCGTTTGTGGATGCTCTTGTCAATAATTCTAGGAGATGATTTATCATGGCTGACGATTTTCTTTCTGCAGGGAAGCTTGAGCTTCCTGGTTCTATGATTGGTGCGGTTCGTGACCGTGCTATCGATTCTGGTGTTCTTGCTAAACTGTCACCGGAGCAGCCGACTATTTTCGGGCCTGTTAAGGGCGCCGTTTTTAGTGGTGTTCCGCGCGCTAAGATTGTTGGCGAGGGCGAGGTTAAGCCTTCCGCTAGCGTTGATGTTTCTGCGTTTACTGCGCAGCCTATCAAGGTTGTGACTCAGCAGCGTGTCTCGGACGAGTTTATGTGGGCTGATGCTGATTACCGTCTGGGTGTTTTGCAGGATCTGATTTCGCCTGCTCTTGGTGCTTCGATTGGTCGCGCTGTTGATCTGATTGCTTTCCATGGTATTGATCCTGCTACGGGTAAGCCTGCTGCGGCTGTCAAGGTGTCGCTGGATAAGACGAATAAGACGGTTGATGCCACCGATTCCGCTACGGCTGATCTTGTTAAGGCTGTTGGTCTGATTGCTGGTGCTGGTTTGCAGGTTCCTAATGGTGTTGCTTTGGATCCGGCGTTCTCGTTTGCTCTGTCTACTGAGGTGTATCCGAAGGGGTCTCCGCTTGCCGGTCAGCCTATGTATCCTGCCGCCGGGTTTGCCGGCCTGGATAATTGGCGTGGGCTGAATGTTGGTGCTTCTTCGACTGTTTCGGGTGCCCCGGAGATGTCGCCTGCTTCTGGTGTTAAGGCTATTGTTGGTGATTTCTCTCGTGTTCATTGGGGGTTCCAGCGTAACTTCCCGATTGAGCTGATCGAGTATGGTGACCCGGATCAGACGGGGCGTGACTTGAAGGGCCATAATGAGGTTATGGTTCGTGCCGAGGCTGTGCTGTATGTTGCGATTGAGTCGCTTGATTCGTTTGCTGTTGTGAAGGAGAAGGCTGCCCCGAAGCCTAATCCGCCGGCTGGTAACTGATTCATTTGTTGCGATAATGTTTATGCTGTGTGCAGGGGGTGGTGTTGATGGGTATCATTTTGAAGCCTGAGGATATTGAGCCTTTCGCCGATATTCCTAGAGAGAAGCTTGAGGCGATGATTGCCGATGTGGAGGCTGTGGCTGTCAGTGTCGCCCCCTGTATCGCTAAACCGGATTTCAAATATAGGGATGCCGCTAAGGCTATTCTGCGTAGGGCTTTGTTGCGCTGGAATGATACTGGCGTGTCGGGTCAGGTGCAGTATGAGTCTGCGGGCCCGTTTGCTCAGACTACACGGTCTAATACTCCTACGAATTTGTTGTGGCCTTCTGAGATTGCCGCGTTGAAGAAGTTGTGTGAGGGTGATGGTGGGGCTGGTAAAGCGTTCACTATCACCCCAACGATTAATGGTCGATATGCACATTCTGAGGTGTGTTCCACGGTGTGGGGTGAGGGTTGCTCGTGCGGGTCGAATATTAACGGCTGCGATGGCCCTTTGTGGGAGATATGATATGACTGGTTTTCCTTACGGTGAAACGGTTGTGATGCTTCAGCCGACTGTTCGTGTCGATGATCTTGGAGACAAGGTGGAAGACTGGTCTAAGCCTGTCGAGACTGTGTACCATAACGTGGCAATCTATGCTTCCGTTTCGCAGGAGGATGAGGCCGCGGGGCGTGACTCGGATTATGAGCATTGGTCGATGCTTTTCAAGCAGCCTGTTGTGGGTGCCGGTTATCGTTGCCGGTGGCGTATCCGGGGTGTTGTGTGGGAGGCTGACGGGTCTCCTATCGTGTGGCATCACCCGATGTCCGGTTGGGATGCTGGTACGCAGGTTAATGTGAAGCACAAGAAGGGCTGATAGGTTGTGGCTCAGGATGTGAATGTGAAGCTGAACTTGCCGGGTATTCGTGAGGTGTTGAAGTCTTCTGGGGTGCAGTCTATGTTGGCTGAGCGTGGCGAGAGGGTTAGGCGTGCCGCAGCGGCGAATGTGGGCGGTAACGCTTTCGATAGGGCCCAGTATCGTAGCGGATTATCATCAGAGGTGCAGGTTCACCGTGTTGAGGCTGTGGCGAGGATTGGCACCACCTATAAGGGTGGTAAAAGGATTGAGGCGAAGCATGGTACGTTGGCGAGGTCGATTGGGGCTGCGTCGTGATCGTTTACGATGACCCCAGGAAGTGGGCTAAACGCGTGCTCAAGGATGATGGCTGGCTGTCTGGGATACCCTGTGTGGGGACGGTGCCTGACCTGTTTGAGGGTGACCTGATTTGGCTTGCGTTGGATGGTGGCCCGCAGTTACATGTTCGTGAGCGAGTATTTTTGCGGGTGAACGTGTTTTCGGATACGCCGGATCGTGCTATGTCGTTGGCGCGTCGTGTCGAGGCGGTCCTTGCTGATGGGGTTGACGGTGACCCTGTGGTGTACTGTAAACGGTCTACTGGCCCTGATTTGCTGGTTGATGGTGCACGTTTTGATGTGTATTCGCTGTTCGAGCTTATATGTAGGCCTGCGGAGTCTGAATAAGCTTATTGTTTTTGTTTTAATGTAATTGTTTGATATTTAATGGGGGTTGTGATGGCTGCAACACGTAAAGCGTCTAATGTTCGCTCTGCTGTTACTGGCGACGTTTATATTGGTGACGCGCACGCGGGTGATACTATTAAGGGTGTGGAGGCGGTTCCTTCCGGGCTTACAGCTTTGGGGTATCTGTCTGATGACGGGTTTAAGATTAAGCCTGAGCGTAAAACGGATGATTTGAAGGCTTGGCAGAATGCGGATGTTGTTCGCACGGTTGCTACCGAGTCTTCTATCGAGATTTCTTTCCAGCTGATCGAGTCGAAGAAGGAGGTTATCGAACTGTTTTGGCAGTCGAAGGTTACTGCCGGATCCGATTCGGGTTCGTTTGATATTTCTCCTGGTGCCACCACGGGTGTTCACGCCCTGTTGATGGATATTGTTGATGGTGATCAGGTTATTCGCTACTATTTCCCTGAGGTTGAGCTTGTCGATCGTGACGAGATTAAGGGTAAGAATGGCGAGGTGTATGGGTATGGTGTGACGTTGAAGGCGTATCCTGCCCAGATTAATAAGAATGGTGATGCGGTTTCTGGTCGGGGGTGGATGACGGCTTTAAAAGCTGATACTCCTCCGACTCCGCCTCCTTCTCCGAAGCCGGATCCGAATCCGCCGGCTGGTAACTGATACAAGATTTTAGGGGATTGTTGATAGATGAGTGACACTGGTTACACGTTGAAGATTGGTGACCGTAGCTGGGTGTTGGCGGATGCGGAGGAGACGGCTCAGGCTGTTCCTGCCCGCGTTTTCCGTCGTGCCGCTAGGATTGCCCAGTCGGGGGAGTCTGCGGATTTCGCCCAGGTTGAGGTGATGTTTTCTATGTTGGAGGCTGCCGCCCCGGCTGACGCGGTGGAGGCTTTGGAGGGGCTTCCTATGGTTCGTGTTGCCGAGATTTTCCGCCGGTGGATGGAATATAAGTCCGATCAGAAAGCGGCCTCCCTGGGGGAATAGTTTGGCTCCACGGCCTGATTGATGATTATCGTGGGGCCATCGAATATGATTGGAGGACCCGGTTCGGTTGCTCGGTTTATGATGTTGGTGGCCCGGTGATGTGTTGGGGTGAGGCTGTCCGGCTGGCTGGCGTGTTGTGTAGTGACACGTCTAGCCAGTTGGCGGCCCATCTTAATGGTTGGCAGCGCCCGTTTGAGTGGTCTGAGTGGGCGGTGTTGGACATGTTGGATCATTACAGGTCTGCTAATAGTGAGGGGCAGCCGGAGCCTGTGGCGAGGCCTACGGATGAGCGTAGGGCCCGGTTTACGTCTGGTCAGGTGGACGATATTTTGGCGCGTGTTCGTGCCGGTGGCGGGGTGTCTCGCGAGATTAATATTATGGGGTGAATAGTGTATGTCTGGTGAGATTGCTTCCGCATATGTGTCGTTGTATACGAAGATGCCTGGTTTGAAATCGGATGTTGGTAAACAGCTTTCCGGGGTTATGCCTGCGGAGGGTCAGCGTTCGGGTAGTCTTTTTGCTAAAGGCATGAAGCTGGCTCTTGGTGGTGCGGCGATGGTGGGTGCCATCAATGTTGCCAAAAAGGGTTTGAAGTCGATTTATGATGTGACTATTGGTGGCGGTATTGCTAGGGCTATGGCTATTGATGAGGCTCAGGCTAAACTGACTGGTTTGGGTCACACGTCGTCTGACACGTCTTCGATTATGAATTCGGCTATTGAGGCTGTTACTGGTACGTCGTATGCGTTGGGTGATGCGGCTTCTACTGCGGCGGCGTTGTCTGCTTCGGGTGTCAAGTCTGGCGGGCAGATGACGGATGTGTTGAAGACTGTCGCCGATGTGTCTTATATTTCGGGTAAGTCGTTTCAGGATACGGGCGCTATTTTTACGTCTGTTATGGCTCGCGGTAAGTTGCAGGGCGATGACATGTTGCAACTTACTATGGCGGGTGTTCCTGTGCTGTCTTTGCTTGCCAGGCAGACGGGTAAAACGTCTGCTGAGGTGTCGCAGATGGTGTCGAAGGGGCAAATCGATTTTGCCACGTTTGCGGCTGCGATGAAGCTTGGCATGGGTGGTGCTGCGCAGGCGTCTGGTAAGACGTTTGAGGGCGCTATGAAGAATGTTAAGGGCGCTCTGGGTTATCTTGGTGCTACGGCTATGGCCCCGTTTCTTAACGGGTTGCGGCAGATTTTTGTTGCATTGAATCCGGTTATCAAATCGGTTACGGATTCTGTGAAGCCGATGTTTGCTGCCGTTGATGCTGGTATTCAGCGTATGATGCCGTCTATTTTGGCGTGGATTAACCGGATGCCGGGCATGATCACTAGAATGAATGCACAGATGCGCGCCAAGGTGGAGCAGTTGAAGGGCATTTTTGCGAGAATGCATTTGCCTGTCCCTAAGGTGAATTTGGGTGCCATGTTTGCGGGTGGCACCGCAGTGTTTGGTATTGTTGCTGCGGGTGTGGGGAAGCTTGTTGCAGGGTTTGCCCCGCTGGCGGTTGCGTTGAAGAATCTATTGCCGTCGTTTGGTGCTTTGAAGGGTGCTGCTGGCGGGCTTGGCGGCGTGTTTCGCGCCCTGGGTGGCCCTGTTGGTATTGTGATCGGCTTGTTTGCTGCCATGTTTGCTACGAACGCCCAATTCCGTGCCGCTGTTATGCAGCTTGTGGCTATGGTTGGCCAGGCTTTGGGGCAGATTATGGCCGCTGTGCAGCCGCTGTTGGGTTTGGTTGCCGGGCTGGTGGCACGGTTGGCGCCAGTGTTTGCCCAGATTATCGGTTTGGTTGCCGGGTTGGCTGCCCAGCTTATGCCGGTGATTGGTATGCTGGTTGCCCGGCTGGTGCCTGTGATCACGCAGATTATTGGTGCGGTGACGCAGGTTGCGGCAATGTTGTTGCCGGCGTTGATGCCGGTGTTGCAGGCTGTTGTTGCTGTGATACGGCAGGTTGTTGGCGTGATCATGCAATTGGTGCCTGTTTTGATGCCTGTGATTCAACAGATTTTGGGTGCTGTCATGTCTGTTCTGCCGCCTATCATCGGCCTGATCCGGTCGCTGATACCAGTCATCATGTCGATTATGCGTGTGGTGATGCAGGTTGTTGGTGTCGTGCTACAGGTGGTGGCCCGCATTATTCCGGTTGTGATGCCGATTGTGACAGCTGTGATCGGGTTTGTTGCACGTATTCTTGGCGCTATTGTGTCTGCTGCAGCCAGGATTATTGGGACTGTCACCCGTGTCATCTCATGGGTTGTGAATCATTTAGTGTCTGGCGTGAGGTCTATGGGCACGGCCATCTTGAATGGCTGGAATCATATTAGAGCGTTTACGTCTGCGTTTATTAACGGTTTCAAGTCGGTTATTTCTGGCGGCGTGAATGCTGTTGTGGGGTTTTTTGCGCGGCTGGGTTCTTCTGTTGCCTCCCATGTGAGGTCTGGTTTTAACGCGGCCCGTGGTGCTGTTTCTTCTGCGATGAATGCTATCCGGAGTGTTGTGTCTTCGGTGGCGTCTGCTGTTGGCGGGTTTTTCGGTTCGATGGCGTCTAGGGTTCGTAGTGGTGCTGTGCGCGGGTTTAATGGTGCCCGGAGTGCGGCTTCTTCTGCTATGCATGCTATGGGGTCTGCGGTGTCTAGTGGTGTGCATGGTGTGCTGGGTTTTTTCCGGAATTTGCCTGGCAATATTCGGCGTGCGCTTGGTAATATGGGGTCTCTGTTGGTGTCTGCTGGCCGTGATGTGGTGTCTGGTTTGGGTAATGGTATCCGGAATGCTATGAGTGGCCTGTTGGATACGGTGCGTAATATGGGTTCTCAGGTTGCTAATGCGGCGAAGTCGGTGTTGGGTATTCATTCCCCGTCTCGGGTGTTTCGTGACCAGGTTGGCCGGCAGGTTGTTGCCGGTTTGGCTGAGGGGATCACCGGGAATGCTGGTTTGGCATTGGATGCGATGTCGGGTGTGGCTGGTCGGCTGCCGGATGCTGTTGATGCCCGGTTTGGTGTGCGATCGTCTGTGGGCTCGTTTACCCCGTATGGCATGTATCAGCGTATGAATGATAAGAGTGTTGTGGTGAATGTGAACGGCCCGACGTATGGTGATCCGAACGAGTTTGCGAAGCGGATTGAGCGGCAGCAGCGTGACGCTTTGAACGCGTTGGCTTACGTGTGATTGGGGGTGTGGTTCATGTTTCTTCCTGACCCGTCTGATCGTTCTGGTTTGACTGTTACCTGGTCTATGTTGCCATTGATTGGTAATGATCCGGAGCGTGTGCTTCATTTGACGGATTATACGGGGTCGTCTCCTGTCATGTTGTTGAATGATTCGTTGCGTGGCCTGGGTGTGCCCGAGGTGGAGCATTTTTCTCAAACTCATGTTGGGGTGCACGGCTCGGAGTGGCGCGGGTTTAATGTGAAGCCTCGCGAGGTGACGCTGCCGGTGTTGGTGTCGGGTGTTGACCCGGATCCGGATGGCGGGTTTCGTGACGGTTTTTTGAAAGCCTATGACGAGTTGTGGTCTGCTTTTCCTCCTGGCGAGGTGGGGGAGTTGTCGGTGAAGACTCCTGCCGGTCGTGAGCGTGTGCTGAAGTGTCGGTTTGATTCGGTGGATGACACGTTTACGGTTGATCCGGTGAACAGGGGTTATGCCCGCTATGTGCTTCATTTGACAGCCTATGACCCGTTTTGGTATGGGGATGAGCAAAAGTTTCGTTTTAGTAACGCGAAGTTGCAGGATTGGTTGGGTGGCGGCCCTGTCGGCAAGGATGGCACGGCGTTTCCCGTGGTGTTGACGCCTGGTGTTGGTTCTGGCTGGGATAATCTTTCTAATAAAGGTGATGTGCCTGCGTGGCCTGTGATTCGTGTTGAGGGGCCTTTGGAGTCGTGGTCTGTGCAGATTGATGGTTTGCGTGTGTCTTCGGATTATCCTGTCGAGGAGTATGATTGGATCACTATTGATACGGATCCTCGTAAACAGTCTGCGTTGTTGAACGGGTTTGAGGATGTGATGGATCGTTTGAAGGAGTGGGAGTTTGCCCCGATTCCGCCTGGCGGTTCTAAGAGTGTGAATATTGAGATGGTTGGTTTGGGTGCCATTGTTGTGTCGGTGCAGTACAGGTTTTTGAGGGCTTGGTGAATAGTTGATGGCTGGTCTTGTTCCGCATGTAACATTGTTTACGCCGGATTATCGTCGTGTGGCGCCTATCAATTTTTTTGAGTCGTTGAAGTTGTCGTTGAAGTGGAATGGTTTGTCTACGCTGGAGTTGGTGGTGTCTGGGGATCATTCTAGGCTTGACGGGTTGACTAGGCCGGGTGCACGGCTGGTTGTTGATTATGGTGGTGGCCAGATTTTTTCTGGGCCTGTGCGTCGGGTTCATGGTGTGGGTCCTTGGCGTTCTTCGCGTGTGACTATCACGTGTGAGGATGATATTCGCCTGTTGTGGCGTATGCTGATGTGGCCTGTGAATTATCGTCCTGGTTTGGTTGGTATGGAGTGGCGTGCCGACAGGGATTATGCCCACTATTCTGGTGCGGCGGAGTCGGTTGCTAAGCAGGTGTTGGGGGATAATGCTTGGCGTTTTCCGCCTGGTTTGTTTATGACCGATGATGAGCGTCGTGGCCGCTATATTAAGGATTTTCAGGTGCGGTTTCACGTGTTTGCCGATAAGTTGTTGCCGGTGTTGTCGTGGGCTCGGATGACTGTCACGGTGAACCAGTTTGAGAATGCGAAGTTTGATCAGCGTGGTTTGGTGTTTGATTGTGTGCCTGCTGTGACCCGTAAGCATGTGTTGACTGCCGAGTCGGGTTCGATTGTGTCGTGGGAGTATGTGAGGGATGCCCCGAAGGCTACTTCGGTGGTGGTTGGTGGCCGTGGCGAGGGCAGGGATCGGCTGTTTTGTGAGGATGTTGATTCGATGGCCGAGGATGAATGGTTTGATCGTGTAGAGGTGTTTAAGGATGCCCGTAACACGGATTCTGAGCATGTGTCTCTCATTGATGAGGCTGAGCGGGTGTTGTCCGAGTCTGGGGCTACGTCGGGGTTTAAGATCGAGTTGGCTGAGTCGGATGTGTTGCGTTTTGGGCCAGGCAATCTGATGCCGGGTGATTTGATCTATGTGGATGTGGGCTCTGGCCCTATCGCGGAGATTGTGCGGCAGATTGATGTGGAGTGTGATTCGCCGGGTGATGGTTGGACGAAGGTGACACCTGTTGCTGGGGATTATGAGGATAATCCGTCGGCCCTGTTGGCTCGCCGTGTGGCTGGTTTGGCTGCGGGTGTGCGGGATTTGCAAAAGTTTTAGTAAGCGATTGGGGTTTGTTGTGGGTATTGTGTGTAAAGGGTTTGATGGTGTGTTGACCGAGTATGATTGGGCTCAAATGTCTGGTCTGATGGGTAATATGCCGTCCGTGAAGGGTCCTGACGATTTTCGTGTCGGCACTACGGTTCAGGGTGCCACGGTGTTGTGTGAGGTCCTGCCGGGGCAGGCGTGGGCTCACGGGGTGATGTGCACGTCGAATAGTGTTGAGACGGTGACGGGCCAGCTTCCGGGTCCTGGTGAAACCCGGTACGACTATGTTGTTCTGTCTCGGGATTGGGAGCAGAACACGGCCAAGTTGGAGATTGTTCAGGGTGGCCGTGCGGAGCGTGCCCGTGACGTGTTAAGGGCCGAACCTGGCGTGTACCATCAGCAGTTGTTGGCTACCCTGGTGTTGTCGTCTAACGGGTTGCAGCAGCAGCTGGATAGGCGTGCTGTGGCGGCCCGTGTGGCGTTTGGGGAGTCTCCGGCTTGTGATCCTACCCCTGTGGAGGGTGATCGTGTGATGGTGCCTTCGGGGGCTGTGTGGGCTAATCATGCCGGCGAGTGGATGCTGTTGTCTCCGCGGATCGAGACGGGTTCTAAGTCGATCCAGTTTGGCGGGTCTAGCGTGTATGCTTACACGATCCCGTTTGATCGTCCGTTTACGTCTCCGCCGGTGGTTGTGGCGTCTATGGGGACTGCGGCTGGGGGCACTACCCAGATTGATGTGAAAGCCTACAATATTACTAATCAGAAGTTTGATTTGGCGTTTATTACGAATGATGGGTCTAAGCCGAATGGTGTGCCTGCGATAGCTAATTGGATTGCTGTTGGCGTGTGACTGCACGGGTGTTGTGGTGGATGGTGTGATGTTGGGGGGCTGTGGTGTCGTGGTTTACTCCTGCACTGGTGGCCTCTATTTGTACCGCATTGGCCACGGTTTTGGGTTCTGTTCAGGCTGTCACATCCCGGTCTAGGCGGCGTTTGCGCCGACTGTCGGCTCAGGTGGATGCGATGGAAGAGTATACGTGGGGTGTGCGGCGCGAGGTGCGAAGGTTTAACGCCGGGCTTCCTGATGATGTGGAGCCTATGCATCTTCCTGATTTGCCCGAGTTTTTGAAAGATACTGTTGATGGTGGAGGTGAGTAGGGTTGAGGGAGTTGGAGGAAGAGAAGCGGCAGCGCCGCAATTTTGAGAAGGTTTCACTGGTGTTGCTGTTTTTGTCGCTTGTACTGTTGGCGGTGGTTGCTGCGGGTGCTTTGCGTTTCGGGGCTGTATCCTCTGAGCGGGATTCGGAGCAGGCGAGGGCCCAGTCGAATGGTACGGCTGCCAGGGGTTTAGCCAGCCGTGTGCGTCAGGCGTGTGCTTCGGGTGGGGTGGAGTCGGTGCGTCTTCACCGTTCTGGTTTGTGTGTGGATGCTGTGCGTGTTGAGCGTAGCGTGCAGGGTGTGCCGGGTCCTGCCGGTGAGCGCGGCCCGCAAGGCCCTGCAGGTGCTGACGGCCGGGATGGTGTTAATGGTTCGGCTGGGCTGGTTGGTCCTGTTGGTCCGCAGGGTTCCCCGGGTTTGAATGGTGTGAAAGGTCCTGACGGGTTGCCTGGTGCTAACGGCAAGGATGGTGTCGATGGTGTTGCGGGCCGCGCAGGTGCTGACGGTGTGAACGGCGCTGATGGTCGGGATGGTTCGGCCGGTGAGCGCGGTGATGTGGGCCCTTCAGGTCCTGCCGGCCCGCAAGGTGCACAGGGTGAACGGGGTGAGCGCGGCTCCGATGGTGTGAACGGATCCGATGGTAAAGATGGTAAGGATGGCCGCTCGGTGGTGTCTGTGTACTGTTCCGGGGGCCGCCTGGTTGTGAAATATAGTGACGGTGTGGCTTCTACAATATCGGGTTCGGTGGCCTGCCAGGGTGTGAAACCGTCGCCTATAGTGACTATATCATCCCATAAATAGAAAGGAGTGGCTGTGATGGTAGTGTTTGGTGGTGGTGTGTGGTGAGGTTTATTCCAGCAGCGCACCATTCTGCCGGCTCGAATAGTCCGGTGAATAGGGTTGTGATTCATGCGACATGCCCGGATGTGGGGTTTCCGTCTGCCTCGCGTAAAGGGCGGGCGGTGTCCACGGCAAACTATTTTGCTTCCCCATCGTCTGGTGGTTCGGCGCATTATGTGTGTGATATTGGGGAGACTTTGCAGTGCTTGTCGGAGTCTACGATTGGGTGGCATGCCCCGCCGAATCCGCATAGTTTGGGTATAGAGATTTGCGCGGATGGGGGTTCGCACGCCTCGTTCCGGGTGCCAGGGCATGCTTACACGAGGGAGCAGTGGCTGGATCCTAGGGTGTGGCCTGCGGTGGAGAAGGCTGCCATCCTGTGTAGACGTTTGTGTGACAAGCATGGTGTTCCGAAAAGGAAACTGTCTGTGGCCGATTTGAAGGCTGGCAGGCGGGGTGTGTGCGGGCATGTGGATGTTACGGATGCGTGGCACCAATCGGATCATGACGATCCTGGGCCGTGGTTTCCGTGGGACAAATTTATGGCCGTAGTCAACGGCAAAGATGCGAGTGGGGAGTTAACTGTGGCTGATGTGAAAGCCTTGCATGATCAGATTAAACAATTGTCTGCTCAGCTTACTGGTTCGGTGAATAAGCTGCACCATGATGTTGGTGTGGTACAGGTACAGAATGGTGATTTGGGTAAACGTGTTGATGCCCTGTCGTGGGTGAAGAATCCGGTGACGGGGAAGCTGTGGCGCACAAAAGACGCCCTGTGGAGTATCTGGTATTACGTGCTGGAGTGTCGTAGCCGTATTGACAGGCTTGAGTCTGCTGTCAACGGTTTGAAAAAGTGATGGTGATGTGTGATGGGTAAACAGTTTTGGTTGGGCCTGCTAGAGCGTGCCCTGAAAACTTTTATTCAAACGTTTGTTGCTGTGCTTGGGGTGACGGCGGGTGTCACTTATACGGCGGAGTCGTTTCGCGGTTTGCCGTGGGAGTCTGCCCTGATAACAGCAACGGTTGCTGCGGTGCTGTCGGTGGCTACCTCGTTTGGTAATCCGTCGTTTGTGGCCGGCAAACCTAAAACCACGGTTGTGGATGCGGGTTTGGTTCCACCCGATGATGGGGGCATTGTTGAGCCGCACATGGTGGATGTGTCGGATCCTGGCATGATTGAGCCGACAGATGATGCGGATATTGCCGGCTATGAGCCTCGGCGTGCCGCCGAGTCGGAGGTTGGCACTGTAGAGCCGATCGGATGATAAGTGAATATGTGTGTGCCCCAGCAGCAGCCACCACAATCGTGGCAGCACCGCTGGGGCACTATTTTTGTGTCTATAGGGGTTTTACAGGTTGTCGTCTAGTGTGTCTTCGAGCATCTGGTCCAGGTAGAGGCAGGCGGAGATAATATCGTTGGCCTGGTGCAGAACATCCTGGCCGATAACATTTTTGTGGTTGTCGCGGTGGCTGATGATAGACTGCATGATATCGTCGGCCTCCGCTTGCAATAGTTTGGCCTGGTATGCGATTCCTGCGAGCCAGTCTATGGCTTCCTGGCTTGCCTGTGTGTCGTCTGGCATGCCACGGGTGTTGCTGTTGTTTGTGGGGTGTCCTGCACTGTCGCAGTCCCACAGGATTTCGCTGCACTCGTCTAGCGTGTCTTGGTCGATAGCAAGATCGTCGAGGCTGACTTCTTTGACGGTAAGGTTCACGTTGTCGAGTGAGATTGGTACACGGTACTGGTTTTCGACACTGTCAACAATGTTTTCTAGCTGTTGCATGTTGGTGGGCTGTTGTTGGATGATTCGATGTACTACTGTTTTGAGGGCGGTGGAGGGGATATTGTGTGTGTTGTTCATGGTTTTATCCCATCCCTGTGCTGTCGTCGTTGCCGTCTGGGTAGTATCTACTGTTTGCGTAGCCTGTTAGGGTGATGAGTGTTTGGTCTGCCCACTGTTTCACGGTTTGTCTTGTCACCCCGAGTCGTTGGGCTGCCACCGAATAGGTTTGATCATACCCGTATACTTCCCTGAATGCTGCCAGCCGTGCCAAATGTTTTCGCTGTTTGGATGGCTGGCAGGTGAGGGTGTAGTCGTCGATGGCTAGCTGCAAATCGATCATGGCAACAAGGTTGTTGCCATGGTGTTGTGGCGCTGTTGGTGGTGGTGGCATTCCTGGTTCAACACTCGGTTTCCATGGTCCGCCGTTCCAGATCCATTGCGCGGCTTGGATGATGTCGGCGGTGGTGTAGGTCCGGTTCACTGGTCATCCCCTGAATAGGTTGTCGAGGTTGTCTGGGTTGCTGGTGTTGGTGGTGTCGAATCGTCCGACGCAGTGGCAGTAGTCGTACATGAGTTTGATGATGTGTTGGTGGTCGCCGAGGTAGGTGTTTCCGCTGATGCTGTAGGTGGCTGTGCCGTCTTTTGCGATGGTGTATTTGGCGGTGATGGTTTCGGGTGTTTCGGTGTTGGTGATGATTGCTGTGGTGGTGGCGCCTACGGTTTGTAGCCTGGTGGTTTGGGTTCCGTCGTCGAGGATGGTTGTGACCATGATGATTCTCCTTAGTTGCTGGTTTGGTTGTCGGCTATGGCTGTGATTTCTTGTACCGGTTTGGGTAGGTCTAGGTGGTGGACTGTTTTGTTGGCTAGTCGTTGGGCTACACGGTAGCACATTTGGGTCCACTGGTTGCCTGTGAGCTGGTGGTATTGGTTGCGTACCGCTATGTAGAGGAGTGCGTCTTGGTAGAGGTCGTCGGGGTTGACAGCCGGGTAGTGGCGCGCAATGTTGGTGCAGGCTTTGTGTAGCTGGTGTTGGTGGTGGGGGGTTGCCCATTCCCAGTCGGCTGTGGTGGCTTGTTCTACTTTGGTTGGTCGTCGGCTCATAGCATCTCTTTTATCTGGCTATCTGGTAGTTGTTTGGTGTTTTGTTGTTGATAGTGTAGCACACGAGTCCGGGGTTGCCGGTGGTGCCTGTGCGGTGCCGGAACCATGTGGATTCGCCTTCCATGGATGGGCATTGGATGAAGGTGCGTTGTCCTTGCTCGGAGATTTCTAGGTGGTGCCGGTGCCCGGCCATGAGGATGTGGGATGTGGTGCCGTTGTGGAATTCTTGGCCGCGCCACCATTCGTATTGTTTGCCGGTTTTCCATTGGTGCCCGTGGGCGTGCAGGATTTGTGTGCCGGCCACGTCGACGGTGGTGGTCATTTCGTCCCTGTCAGGGAAGTGGAAGTGTAGGTTGGGGTATTGGTTGGCGAGTTGGTAGGCTTCTGCGATGGCGCGGCAGCAGTCCACATCGAAGGAGTCGTCGTAGGTGGTGACGCCTTTGCCGAAGCGTACGGCTTCTCCGTGGTTGCCGGGGATGGATGTGACTGTCACATTTTGGCAGTGGTCGAACATGTGGATGAGTTGCATCATGGCCATGCGGGTGAGCCTGATTTGTTCGGTGAGGGGTGTTTGTGTGCGCCAGGCGTTGTTGCCGCCTTGTGACACGTATCCTTCGATCATGTCGCCGAGGAAGGCTATGTGGACTCGTTGCGGCTGTCCGGCTTGCTGCCAGTAGTGTTTTGCTGCTGTGAGGGAGTGGAGGTAGTCGTCGGCGAAGTGTGCTGTTTCTCCTCCGGGGATGCCTTTGCCGATTTGGAAGTCTCCCGCCCCGATGACGAAGGCTGTCTCGTCACTGCTTTGGGTGTCTTGGTCGGGTTTGGGGGGTGTCCATTCGGCTAGTTTATCGACGAGTTCGTCGACCGGATACGGGTCTGTTGCGGGTTGGTGGTCAATAATTTTTTGTACAGATCGGCCTGTTTCTCCGTTCGGTAAGGTCCATTCGGAGATGCGTGTGCGGCGCACGGTGCCGTTGGCGAGATTGTCGTCGATGGTGTCGATGGCGTTGTCGTGGTTGGCTAGCTGGGTGAGGAGCCGGTCAATGTTGTCTATCATCTGGTATCCTCCTCTCGTGGGGTGGTGGTGGCTTGTTTGCGGCGGTAGTCTTTGATGACGGTGGCGGAGATGGGGTATCCGGCTTCAGTGAGCATTTGGGCTAGCTGTGTGGCAGGTATAGACCTGTCGGCGAGGACGTCTGCGGCTTTAGCCCCGTAGCGTTGGATGAGGGTTTCAGTTTTTGTTGCCATGATGTCCCATCGGTTGTGTGGTGGGCTGCCATCCTGTGCGGCAGTCGCCGTCGTGTCCTGGTTTGCGTGTGCACCACGATACGGTTCCGTCTGTGTGGTTGAGTGTTTTACCGCACATGACGTCTTGTAGGTGTTCGGGAAACTTGCCGTTGTCCCTGTGCGTGTCGGTCACGTGTTGGGTTTTAGTAACCATCATGCCTCCTATGTGTGAAAGAGTGTGCAAATACTATGCAGGTGTCATGGATGTTTATGCGGGTATGGTTTTCATCACCTTGCTGAATGTTACTTGGTTATTGTACATCATCTGGGTGATTTCCTGATCCGTTTTGTCGGGGTGCTGCTTTCGCAGGTTCGCCCACTGGCAGGCGTTGTCGGTCTCCTGCTGGAGCCGGGTCAGGTGCTGCTCGTTGATGATGTGTTTCCACATTGTCCATGACACGTCGAGCCGGTTGAGCATGTCGATGGCTGGCACGTTGAACTGGTCGAGGAAGAGTATTTCTTCGGTGTAGTACTGTTTTTCGTATTGGTCCCATCCGCTTCGGTGCCTATTGGGCTGGTTTTTGGGGTAGGCTTCCCGGCAGATTTTGTGCAAACGTTTGGCCATGTCGTCGGGTAGTTTAATGTCGGGGTTGGCGCGGATCATGGATCGCATCCCATCATAGGTGGTGCCCCAGGTGCGCATGATGTAGGTGGGGTCTTCACCATCAGCCCATTTTTCTGCACAGATGGCGAGGCGGATACGCCTCCTGGCTGTTTGGCTGGTGTTGCGGCGGCCGGGGATGGGGCACGTGTCGAGGGGATCCATGATGTTTTTTATGCCTTTCTTTGTTTTGGTTGCTTGTCTGGTTTTATTGTAGCACTGTGTTGAGTGCTTGTGTCAACCCTGTTTTGCCGGCTTGCAGGTAGGTGTCTGTGACATCCCCCAGGGTGAGGGGCACATGGGTGGCTTGGGGGAGTGCTGCCTGGAGGGTTTGGGCCATCTGGTCGCCTGCGGGGTCGGGGTCTGACCAGATGTAGATGTGGTCGTAGCCTTCGAAGAATTTGGTCCAAAAGTTTTGCCACGAGGTTGCGCCGGGTAGTGCTACGGCCGACCATCCGCATTGTTCGAGGATCATGGAGTCGAATTCGCCTTCGCAAATGTGCATTTCGGCTGCCGGGTTGGCCATGGCGGCCATGTTGTAGATGGAGCCTGTGTCCCCGGCTGGGGTTAAGTATTTGGGGTGGTTGTGGGTTTTGCAGTCGTGCGGGAGTGAGCAGCGGAAACGCATTTTTCTTATTTCGGCTGGCCGCCCCCAAACGGGGTACATGTATGGGATGGTGATGCACTGGTTGTAGTTTTCGTGGCCTGGTATGGGGTCATTGTCGATGTATCCAAGGTGGTGGTAGCGGGCTGTTTCTTCGCTGATGCCTCTTGCTGAGAGCAGGTCGAGTATGTTTTCGAGGTGGGTTTCGTAGAGGGCTGAGGCTTTCTGGATTCGGCGGCGTTCCGCAATGTTGTATGGGCGTATGCTGTCGTACATTCGGGTTTTCTTCTTCTAATCGTTGTTGTAGCTTGGCGAGTCCGCCTCCGACACCGCATGTGTGGCAGTACCAGACGCCCTTGTCGAGGTTGATGCTCATGGAGGGCTGGTGGTCGTCGTGGAGTGGGCAGAGTATGTGCTGCTCGTTTCGTGACGGATTGTACCGTATCCGGTAGGTGTCGAGGAGGCGGCAGGTGTCAGATGTGTGGGAGGAGCTCGTTGAGGGTTGATACCACATAGGCTTCGCTCCATGGCTTGTTGCGCTGTTTCATCACTACGAGTCCGATGGTGGAATTGTTTTGTTTGTTTCGGTGTGTTTCGTAGTTGCGTGCCTCCCGGCTGGCTTGTTTCACGAATTCGGCGAGGTGGGGTTGTCCTGCTTTGGCTTCGATAATGTAGGTTTTGTGGCCGGTTGTGAGGATGAGGTCGCCTTCATCCTCTTTACCGTTGAGGTGGAGGCGTTCTATATCATGGCCGGTGTCGCGTAGTTGGTGGAGGAGTCGTGTTTCCCATTCGGCGCCGGCTCGGCGGTTTCTTGATTGCTGTGTCGACATGATAGTCCTTTGTGGTGTTCGGTCATGTTCCATGGCTGTTTTTCGACGAGTGGCCCGAAGAATGTGTATTCAGGGTAGGCTCGTAGTCGTTCGTATCGGGTTCCGTCTGGGCTTGACTGTCCGGTGCGCTGTTTCAACACTGCGATGCGTGCCTCGGCGGGGATGGTGAGCCCGTTGCCGTTATCTTCGCCACCATAAAATGATACTCCGAGGATGAGTTGTGGTTTTTCAGAGAGGCCGTTTTTGATTTCGCGGCGTGCTGGCGGGTGTTCGATGTCGGAGCCGGTTTTGTCGGTTGCGTGGTGTGTGACAATAATAGTGGAGCCAGTATCCCTACCTAATGCTGTGATCCATTGCATGGCTTCTTGCTGTGCCTGGTAGTCGGATTCGCAGTCTTGGATGTCCATCAGGTTGTCGATGACGATGAGTGGTGGGAAGGTGTTCCACATTTCCATGTAGGCTTGTAGCTCCATGGTGATGTCGGTCCAGGTGATGGGTGACTGGAATGAGAATGTGATGTGTTGGCCGTGGTGGATGCTGTCTCGATAGTATTCTGGCCCGTAGTCGTCGATGTTTTGTTGTATTTGTTGGGTTGTGTGTTGGGTGTTGAGTGAGATGATTCGTGTGGAGGCCTCCCAGGGTGTCATGTCCCCTGATATGTAGAGAGCGGGCTGGTTGAGCATGGCGGTGATGAACATGGCTAGCCCGGATTTTTGGCTGCCGGACCGCCCCGCGATCATGACTAGGTCCCCTTTGTGGATGTGCATGTCCTGGTTGTCATACAAGGGTGCTAGTTGTGGTATGCGGGGCAGCTCGGCTGCGGTTTGGGAGGCTCTCTCGAAGGATCTTTGGAGAGAGAGCATCGGGACCTTATCTATCTATAGGTTGGATGTGTTTTGGTGGTCAGATGGAGTCGATGTCCACGTCTTCGCCGGTGTCGGGGTTGGGCTGGCTGTCTCGATGGTCGACGTAGGCTGCTACAAGGTCGTAGATGGCGTCGTCTAATGGTTTGAGCACGACCGCGTTGAACCCGTTTTTGGTGCGCACGGTTGCGAGTTTGAAAGCTTGCTCTTCGCCAAGGTAGGTTTCGAGTTCGCGGATCATGGAGTGTGGGCGGTCGTTGTTGCCGCGTGCTTTCTCAATAATGGCGTTGGGGATGGTTTCTGGGGTGCCGTTGTTGAGGTCGTCTAGGGTGTGGAAGATTGTGACATCGGCGTAGATGCGGTCTGCGACCTGTCCACCGTAGCCTTCGGTGTTGTGTTCTACGTCGTGGACTTTGAAGGCGATGGCGGTGGCGTCCTGGTTTCGGGAGGGGTTGAAGAAGGTGCTGTTGCTGTTGTTGTTGCGGTAGTTGGCGAGTGCCATAACTGTTGTTTCCTTTTACTGTTTTGTCTGTTTTTGTTGTCTTATATTGGTTTATCGGGTGAGGCTGTTTCGTTTGCTGCGGAAAGCCTCGGAAACGTCACTGTTACTGGTGATGATCTTTTTGTACTGTTTCAGAAGGTCGGCTAGCTGTGCCTTGCTTGTTGCATTGTTGATTTTGTTGATGACGATGGTGTTTTCTTTGGATGCGATTTTGTTGACGTAGTCTTTGGCTGCCTGGTTGTATCGGTCTTGGAGGATGATGGATGCGCTTGCTACGAGTGTTGCTAGATCCCAATCTTTGGACACGTCATCGTTTTTGAGTCCGCCTAGCAAGTCGATGATGGCCTGTTTTGTCTGCTCGGCTGTGTCTCCTCGGATGACCGCCCATGGTGCAGCATAGTCTCCACCATATTTGAGTGTGATCGTGAGTCGATCATTGTCGATCTTGTCTTTATCGGTCATTTGGTGTCCTTTTCTTTATTGTCTGTTTCTGGTGGCTGTACGGTGGATTCTACCGGGTATCGGTAGGCGTTTTTGCCGTTGACGGCCCAGCAGGCGTCTCGTACGGGGCATCCTTTACAGAGTGTTGTGACGTGTGGGACGAAGATGCCTTCGCTGATTCCTTTCATTGCTTGACTGTACATGGATGATACATGCCGGTAGGTGTTGTTGTCAAGGTCGTATAGTTCGGTGGATGTGCCTTGTGTCGGGGACTTTTCGTCGTTGCGGCTGGGTGCTGGCGTCCAAAACATGCCTTTTGTCACATCGTTGCCGTGTTGGTTGAGCATGTACCGGTAGGTGTGCAGCTGCATACTGTCGGCGGGTAGGCGTCCGGTTTTGAGGTCGAGGATGAAGGTTTCGCCGGTGTCGGTGTCGGTGAAAACGCGGTCGATGTAGCCGACTATTTTTGTGTCATCGTCGAGGATGGTTTCTACCGGGTATTCGATGCCTGGTTTACCGTCCAGGATTGCGGTGATGTATTCTGGGTGGTTGTTTCGCCAGTGTTTCCATCTATCTACAAAGACTTGGCCGTAGAGCATCCACCAGTCGTAGTCTTTTTTGTGTGGCCCGCCTGACTCGCACATGTTTTTGCATATTCTGCCGGAGGGTTTGATTTCTGTGCCTTCGGATTCGGCGAGGGCGACTTGGGTGTCGAAAATGTTTTTGAAGGATGAGAGTTTGTCTGGCAGTGTAGGGTATTCGGTGGGATTGTACAGGTGTAGGTCGTATTGTTCGGTGATGTGGTGTATTGCGCTTCCGGCGATGGTGGCATACCAGGTGTGGTGTTGGGCATGGTAGCCGTGGGATAGGCGCCATTTTTCCCCGCATTCGGCCCACTGGGTGAGTGAACTGTAGGAGATGTGGCCTGGATGGTTGATGGTTTTCGGATATTGTGCTAGAGGCATTACTTGTCGCTTTTGTTCCATGGGTTGCGGGTGTCTTGGCCGGCGTGGTGTTGCTGGTATGCGAGGAGTGCGAGGCAGTGCCAGGCGGCGTGGGCTAGATGTGGTAGCCCGGATTCGTGGTCGAGGTTGTTGCCTTGCTGCCATGATAGTAGGTGCCTGTAGAGGGCGTCGATACTGTGGCTCCACGGGTATCCTCCGGTCCAGTTGTTGTCGCCGTATTTGGTGGCACCGTAGCCTGCTACTTCGCCGAGAGCGTGCAAGGCTGCGGGGTCGATGAGGGATAGCCTGCAAAGTTTCAATTCTTTTCGGGCACCACTGTTCGGGTCGGTGTACATGCGGGTTGGCTCATCCATGGGTGTGGGCGCCTTTCTAGGGGGTGGGTTACTGGTTGTTGTCGTGGGCGAGTGCGACGGCGAGAATAATGATGGCGAGGGTTTCGGCTATCAGTATGGGTGTTGTGATCATTTGCTGTTTTTGGGATGGTAGGTGAGGGTTGAGGCACCCAGGAGGGTGGTGAGGGCGCATGCGGCAATAATGGCGAGGGCGGCCTTGTGTGGGGTGCCGGCGGCGTACATCCAGGTGATGATGCCGCCTTGGATCCAGGCTAGGCTGGTGAAGAAGGTTTCGTAGCTGTGTAGCTCGCTGTTGCTCTTTGTGATGTCATTCATGGTAGTTTTCTGCTTTGTGTGCGATGGTTGTGTAAATGTCGTTGAGTGTGGTTTCGATAGTGATGAGAGTATTGATTTCTTGGCTGAGGTCGATATTGTCTTTGAGGGTGTCGATGCGGGCGGCGATATCGGTGGCGGTGCGTAGGCTTACTGCTGCACCGTGGATGATGTGGCACATGTCGGTGAGGCCGACCTTGGCGATATAGTGTGACATGAGAGGCATAATAGGTGTGCTGTCTTTCGGGTTAGCGTGACGGGTTGATGTACATGTCCTCAACCTGTGGTTTGTCTTCGGTTCCTGACACTTGGCAAAAGACTTTCACGTGTGCCTTGGATGCTCCGGGTTGCTTGGCGGTGGCACCGTAGGCGATGGAGAAGGTGTCTTTGTGGGCGCCGATGACTTTGTGTAGGAAGAGGTCGATGTCTGGGTTGCCGTTCCATTTGACGCCTTGTGTGGCGGCTTGCTGGGTGGCTTTCTGGTTGCAGGCGTGCGCGGCGGTGAGCATGGTGAGCCCTTGTGAGGTTTCTTCACCCCTTGCTTGGGCTTGCCGGTGGGCGCGCTGCTGTTCTGCTTGTAGGGAGCGGACTGCTGCGGCTTGCCGTGCTTTCTTCTCGGCTTTGCGCTGCTGGGCGGTTTTGGGTGTCCATTCGGTGTTGGCTGTGGTGGCTTGTGGTGCGGGTTGTGAGGCGAGTGGCGGGTTGTCGTCTGGGGCTGGCAGGAAGGAGGCTGCGGCAATAATGGCGGCTGTGATGCCGGCGATGGTGTAGCCTTTTTTCTTGTTCATGACTGTTGTCCCCTTTCCGGGGTGTTGTTCGTTGCTGACATGATTAATCATGGTGTGGATGGTTCCCCATGTCAAGGCTGCGCTCAACGATTGTGAGCGATACTTATGTGGCTAGGGGTTTTATCGGGCGAACAGGGTGAGCAGGTGTCCTATGTTGATGCGGCTCACATTCCAGTAGAGTTGTGTGGCTTCACCGCCGGTGAGCGGCCTCCACTCATCATGGCTGTATACGGTGCCGTCGGATGCGATGAATGTGTTGGGGCGTAGCTTGTGAAGTTCGGCTTCCACACTCTGCCGGTAGGCTTCGGCGAGGCCCTCAAAATCCATGTGGTCGCAGGAGAGGTTTTCGAGGAGTGTCAGGTCGAAGGGTATGGGGCAGTCGTAGCTAGCGGGGGCGTAGAGCTGGGTGAAGTGGTTGGCTATCTTGTGCATGATTATGTCCTTTTTGGTTGCTTATAACGTTGTTGAGGGTTTATCGGGTGGATGCTTTGAGGATGGCGTCTACATCGATCATGTCGATGAGATCGTGGAGTTCCTCGGCCTCATTCTCAGATAGGTGACGCCAGTCGTAGTCGCCGTACACGGCGCCGTCGAGGGTGACAGTCCACAAGGGCCGGATGAGTCGTACGGCTTCTTGTACTTTAGCGTGGTACATGCGGCGCACCATATCCAGATCCATGTCGTCTGAATGGTCTTCGGTGAGGCTGTGGAGGCTGAGGGGGTCGATTTCTGTCTGTCTGTAGAGGCTGGTGAATGATGGTGTGATGAGTGTGGTGGCCATGGGTGTGTTCCTTTCGGTGGTGTCGGGGTTGTTGTGGTTTCTAGAGTGTGCGGGCTGTGACCCCACAGTCAAGGCTGCGCTCAAACCCAGTGAGCGTTTCCTATGGATGTGGCATGAGATGTGGCGTATCTAACTTAAGCCTTTACTGCCCCTCTCAGCGTCTCAAATCTTTTGGGGGTAGGATTATGCAGGATGAACCCTGGTAATCGATTCTAGACCCCATACAGGGCGTCTCAGGGGCATGTCTGGGTGATAGCAGGTGTTACAGATCATCCGGAAGGTCGAGGTTGGCGTACACCACGATAGCTGGGGTGCTATATCTGGGCATGGGATCTACACCCTCTGCTGTGTGAGATGTATCACACTCGCCTAGTATGGTGTGCACTCTCGAGGCTACTCTGCCAATCTGGCGTGGAGGATGTAGACCAGAAATGCCGTTTAAAGCCTTAGAATGGCGCCTAGGAGCGCCTTACATGGTGGGGGCTAGGTATTCATACCCCCAAGCAATTCTGATCGATTCTAGACGCCTCCCACAGCCTGATACGCGATCAACCATCTCGGCATAGACCATCAACCCCTATCCGGGTTAGCTAAGCCTCAACTATGTGGACAGTGTGGGATACTGTGGGGGAAGAAGGACACGGTACAAGAAAGAGGGGGAGCATCAGCCTTAGGGTCTTAGCACTGATGGACTTAGCACCGAGCCCCTCAAGGGCTCGGCATCAGCCCGACAGCCCGAGCAGGCTCAGCCGAACAGGCACAGCAATGAAAAGGGTACACGCCATCAGGGAAGGCTTGAGAGTACGAGGATCCCTAGCGACGAGTACTCGAAAGCCTGAGGGGACACCCTCAGCACTGATGGGCCTAGCGTGTTCGGAAAGGACACGGGTCAAGGTGTGACAGCTGTCCGGGAGTGAAACCCGTTCTGACTAGGGGTTTCAGCCTTAACCACCCTCAAAGGTTACAAGACTCTAAGAAAATTTAAGGAAAAGTTTAGGTTTAATTTTTGGACCTTTACTACCAAAAACACCCGTTTACACCCCTCAAACCCGCCTATAGAGCCAAAACCACCAGTTTGACTCATCCCAGGTGGGGTATGATAGGCTGGACAGGTAGCCAGCTGGACGTGAGGCCGAAATCCGCTGACGCGGCTTTCACCCTCACGTTCATCAGTCTACCAAAGACTTAAAAGCTTAACAGCTAAGCGCTAAGCCTTTAAGACCTTAACACTTAGCACCGAGCCCCTCAAGGGCTCGGCATCAGTCTTAAAGCTTTAAACACTTAAAGTACATATAAAACTTTAAGAGCTTAACACTTAAGGTTATAAATAAACATTAAAGCTTTAAAGTCTTAAAGTAAATATATAACCTTAACAGTTAAACGTTTAAAGCTTTAAACCTTAACACCTAAGTTAAGTATAAAACCTTAAAGGCTTAGCACTGAAGGGTATAAACTTTACATCAGTGTTTAAGACTTTAAAACTTAAAATAACTATTAATACTTAAAGGCTTATAAGCTTTAATACTTTAAGTAACTATAAAACCTTAAAGCTTTAAACACTTAAAGTAACTATAAGACTTTAAAAACCTTAAGTACTTAAAGTTAACCATCAGTCTTAAACTTTAATATTATAACCTATAAGTCTTAAAGCTTATAGGTATAGTAATATAATATAAGTATTAAAGCTTATAAGTTATAAAATTTTTAGAAGAGCTAAGGGGTTAACTTCTTTACTTCTCTTCTCTCTTTGGTTCTTTCTCTCTTCTCTTCTTTTCTTCATCAGGGGAGAAGAGGAACCTTTGCCGTCAGCGCTGATGACTTTTGACGGTGTGGATCGTGTGTTTCTGGTCGCAAGCTCCCATCGCACACTCACCTCACCTTGCCCGTGTCCCTTTACGGCTTAGCGTGTTTCACTTCAGGCGTACGGCGTGTCACGCTAACACCCTTAACACCTGGTGAGACTTAAAGTGTATATTATATGTAGAAGACTTTAAAAACCTATAAGGTGTTCCTGCTTGGCCGTGTCCTACACCGCTAGGCGCCAAGCGCTAAGCCTGAAACATCGCCCCTTCTTTTTCTTTCGTGTCCTTCTCTTTTGACACCGCTGGGGGGCGATGTGATCTTTCTCACACCCATGGGGGTAGGTGGAGAAAACAAACACCCCGCCACACACAGAACACCCCCTCAAACGAACAAAACAGCCCCTAGAATCGATCAGCAGGGCAAGGGCAAGGTATTCATACCCCCAACGGTTTCCAGGCCGTTACAGAGGCAAATAAGACCCGTACAGGGCTAGGTGAGGAACAGACACATCATGGCACGCACCAACCGCACAGCCAGCCAAGCCCACCGACGCTGGCGGGCACGACTCATCACCCAAGCCCAACAGCAAGGCCAAACCGAATGCCCACTCTGCGGAACCCAGATAGCCTGGGGCACACACCAGCTGCCAACCAGCCCCGAAGCCGACCACATCACACCCGTCAGCCGCGGGGGACTCAACACCCTCGACAACGGGCAAATCATCTGCAGAACATGCAACAGAAGCAAAGGCAACAGAACACAACCAAACATCAAATTCCAACAACAAACCACAAAAACATTGATTCCATGGTGAAAAACCCGCCAACCCCCACCGGGGACACCCCCTGCACACCGTGCAAGACC